CCATATTATTTATTAAAATAACTACTAACTGGAGTCGCTGGTGTTGAAGAGGAAATACCCCAAACAGCATTTATTTCTTCGTCATCTTCAGATACTTTTGATGAATCGAGAAAATTACGCACTTCACCAGTTGGGTCATTAAGGTTAATTGCTTCTTCGTGAGGTACTCTAAATTTTTTCAATCCCTTTAATATCTCATCATCATCTTTTGCAATTAAGTCAAACCACCCAACACCAAGTATATCTTTAAATGTATTTTCTTCTTCAACACCAACAACTGCGCCAGTTCGCTTTCGAGCAAGTTTATCAACAACATTCTGTCTAAGTTGTAAAAACTCACGTCCTTCTGGTGTTGCTTTTGTAAGAAGTGTCATATCTCCTGCCGTTTCAACAAGTGCAATCATGCGGTTTACTTCGTTAATGGTTTCCCGTGAATCCGTAATTGTTGTGCGCTGTCCATCTGTAAGACCTTTTACTGTTTTGAGTGTTTCTGGTGGAATTACGGTTGTGTCTACTGGCTCGTTAAGAGCATCGATCTCTTTTTGTTTTACTGCGTTTGATAGATATTTTCCATAGAGTTCTGCATCGTACAGGTTTTTAGATGCCCTCCCCGTTATCGCTTGCGCTAATCCGATACGCTCATCGTCACTCGTTGTAGGGTCTGTAAGTAACCGTATTTCTTCTGGTGACGCTGCTCCTGACGTTACTGCTGTATCTACTGCATCGAGTGTCCTTTCTACTTTCTTTTGATCTGCTTCGTATGCTCTTTTCTCTTTATCTAACAATTGCTTCGTCTGCTCATCCGCTATCCCACTATAATACTCGAGTTGCTGTATTTTATTTTGATTCTCAAGCTGCCTATCAGCATAGTAATCAGACATTGCACTATTCACGATTTTTGTTGCAGTCTCAATGTTGTTGGATAAAATAGATGCCTCTGCCGCCAATCCTGCGTCACGAATACTTGCCTCCCTGTCTTCCTGCGTTATCTCACGCTGTCCCTGATTCATTGTCTGCCCTGCAGAACCTGCAATGCGTGTCTTTGTTATGCCTGAGTCAGTGTTGCGCCTTGCAAGTTGTGTTTGAATATCAGTAAGTCGTGAGAGGTTGTCCGGTAACCCATACTGTTGTCCGTATTGCTCACGCTGTGATGCGCCATCAAACGTCTGTGTACCAAGAAGAGCGTTTATTTCATCTGCTTTCTTACGAGTTTCCAATTCTGCCCCCAAAATACCTTGTGTGTTGTCTGCAACATTCCCCACAAGCCCTGTAGTACGTGAGCCGTCGTTTGTATTCACTCGTGGCACAGGCGGTGTAACCTTCGCTGGTGGATTTGCAATTTCATCTGCAGAGACAGTGGGTTGGATACCCTTCTTTGCGTTGAGCGCAACCTGTGCTTGGTCAAGTTGCGCTTTGAGTTCTTCTGGTGTAGGTTGCATGATACTTATATTATAACACGATTATAGCTCATTCTTACTGTTCCCTTTTGAGATGAACTGTCGAAACTCAAGCTCTCCGTTCATCACAACTTTGTACTGTATCCATGGATTCGTTTGTCCGACACCTATCTTCTTAAACTCTCCATCACTCACGGTGTACTGTCCACTGAGCTTCGTCCAATTCTGAAACTCAACCTCTTGTGTCTCTCCAATGGTTCCTATAGCAGTATCAAGTGTCACAACGGTAAGTGTCGCGGTTGTGGTCACCTCAGTCACGTATGCTGTAGAGCCTGTATTCGTCCCTGTCAGTATCGTCATTTCATCACCTACCGACACAGAAACAATGCCAGTGAGGTTAATACTCTTCGTGTCCGTCCATGCACCCGTAGCTGGGAGTTTGTCTATCTTCACAATCCTATATGCCGTGTCTATAGTGTCAGAACCCGTCACCTTAGACGCTTTGAGATATATCGCTTCATACGTGTCTGTTACCGTCCCAGAAGCAATCTCACGAGTCACAAAATACCCGTATGGGTCTGCTGTATTCGATACTGCATAAAGTCCCGTATTGCCGTCGTAAAGCCCACCACACGCGAGCATGAGCGTGTCCTCGTTATCAAGCACTAGTATCGGTCCGGATGAACCCATAATCTTCCCACCCTTCCGTGTTGCTGTCTCACTGAAGGCAAATCTATGGTTCAATACGCCTGTTTTTGTATTGTATTCCCACACTCCTGAAGGGGTAGCAGTAGGGTACTTTCCACCAACCATTTCTGTGTTTATGTTTATGTAAAGAGAGTTATTGTTCGTTTGCATCCCTTTTGGGTGTACAGGTCGCGCGGTATTGCTGTCCTGTATGAGTCCTGGAGTGACACCTTTTAATACATCCTCAGTGTTTGCAAAAGGCAGTTGTGCAATAGTAGTGAACCCTGAGCCGTTAAACGCCTGTAGGTTTCCTTTCTCTGTGATGATGTAGGGGACATTATCAATAACCTGAATAGAGAGCACAGCGCGTCCCTCCACCTTGTATGCGTTTCTCGCAACTGTCACACCGTCTATCTGCTCACCAACGTATATCTCATACACGTATGCGTTAGACGAACCCTCTACATATGTCCCTACCCATATAGCAGAGACACCTGAAGACACACAACATGCGGTAAGGTCTGATTGTAGTGTGACGGTAGAGTGAAAGGCTGTAGTGTTGTAGTATCGAATGAGGTTACCGTCAGTGACAAAGAGTGTCTCCTGTCCACCTCTATGCACGTGCATAATATGTGGCTTCCCTGTCGTGAGTGCGCTTCCTGAGATAGTGTTATCCCACCAGTCTGTGTCGTCTACAGAGCCGTTCCATGAGGTGATGTCAGTGGATGCTGAGATAAGGAGAAGGCCACCAAACACCTCCATGTCAGTCTGGAACGAAAGCCCTGTACCTGAAATATCAGTCTCAAGTGTCCAATTAGCAAGCACTGTTGGATCATTGTTCACTGAGCAGAAATACACATCATCATCAGTCGCGAGCCAGTACTTGTCATCATAAATAGCAAGCGCCTGCGGAACACCGTTGCTTATATCTGTCTTGTCCAATACCTTTACGAGCTTCTTGCTTGGTTTAATCTTGCCACGAGAGGTGAGGTCAATAGAGAAAGACTCAACAAGCTCTCCCTCGACATCGGTATCAGCGAGTTGTCGTATTCTGTTTACACTGTCTGGAATAGTGAAGATACTCATATGCTATGCAACATTATCGGTTCCATTAACCCACCTATCAGTTCCTGTTGTTGTGTATTTCAACACCTGCCCATTAGATGGTGATGTTATTTCCACATCCAAGAAGTCGTTTATACTCGCGCGGTTTATACCCAATCTCACCGCACTGTCCACGTCAAGCCTGCGTCGCATTGACTCAATGAATGGAACATCAGTCACCGAGCGTAGCGCAAGCACTGTCCTTTTCAACTCCTCAAATTCTTTTTTTTCCTGTGGTGTCATTATAGTTGTTCGTTAGTCCATGATGTTGTTGGTTTGGTTTCGTTTTGCCAGTTTGTTTTGTTTGTTGTTTTAGTTGTTGGCGTAAATATCTGTGAAGCCATGGTAAGGAGTGCTGTCGTCGCTGTCGCACCATATGAGATGCCAATACTGAAGATTGTGGAAGCCATGGCAAGGATGGGGAATGAACCAATATGCGGTGTTTGTGGCGCAAGAGAAGCAGTGAAGGCGACCCATGCAGTAGCACCACTTGTTGTAAAAGCACTTGGATTTTGAACATCTGTTTCTGTGGAACGAGTACCAACACCAAGGCTGAAAGCGTCTTGTGTATCTGTTCTTGTATTTGTGTTGTAGTTTGTTGGATATGCGGTAACGTTAGCACCGGCACCGCAGACTGCGAACCATACACACTTACCATATGCACCATTTGTCAGTGTATCAGGGTCTGGGGAACTGTCAGACGGACTCCCATTTGCTCCTGTTGACACAGTAACTGTATAGTTATTCGTTGACACACGGTATGATGCGTGCACTGAGTCTGTCGTACCGCTTGTGGTGACAGCTACCGTAGCTCCCTCTGAGCCTGTCGCCGTCTTGGTAAACATAGCAAGACGACGTGAACCATTGGAGTAGTCCTTTACACTCGTCCATCCCGACGGTGTGGTGATTGTTGCGCTACTATCACAGGTGAAAAATAAAACAAGAAACTCACCTGCTACAATACTCGCAGGCAAGCTCGCCGTATGGCTACTTGCACCATTCGTCTTCGATACATTCGACGCTTGTATGACTGGAAATGCCATTATCCATTAGTTAGAACTCCCGATGCGCTTGGTTGTACAATAAAATCATTTGCGACAGTACTCTGAGCACCTTCTGCGAACTCTATGTACGCGATAAGAAGGTCTGTCGCACTGTTTCCCGTATCTTTGTATAGAATCGCTCCTTTTACGTTCGTGAGTGTGACTGCACTGAATGTCTCGTCAGCAAAGTCTAATACTGCTCTATTCCCTGTGTTATCCTGTGTCCATGTCACGCTCCCCACAGCTTGTCCACCTGCGCTGTAGCCAGCCCCTGTTGCTTCCCCTGTAATATCTGCACGATACGCCTGAGTATCAACGTCAAGTGTGTACGCTGTGGTGACAAGCATCAGTTTAAAGGTATCAGTCGTGTAGTTTACGCCACCTTTGCCTAGTTGTTCGTGATAATTGTTGTAATAAGCCGATGCCATATGTTATCTTTTGAAACTATTAAATCTAAATACGTTATTGACGCTTGGTTTTAACCGCTTTGACACACTCTGGTCACGTAACGCGGTCATTTTCTTAATCTCGTCAGCCTTTACGGTCAATTCATTGCGTACCTGCACCCGTGATGGGTCGTTCGTGCCTATCATAAGCCTGTCTGCAGCGAAAAGTGCTACATATTCCTCCTCATTAGGGAGAAGTCCTGTTGCTTGTGTGAGATTACTTGCACTGAAACGTGGGTGTACACGACCATATGAGAGCCTGTATGTGTATGAAGCGTTTGGAATAGGAAGAAGACGGATGATATTACCCTCAATATCAAAGTGTGTCGGCTCACCGGATGACGCTTGTAGGTATTCGTAGTCTGCATCACGTGAGTCTATAGGAATAAGCCGTGTATACACGTCACCCATGAGCACTTCCACATGTCTAAACGTCAACGCCTCACCCTCATCTAGGTCGCCACCGCTCAAAGAAAGAGTTGTCGCACTCGTAGTCACGCTTGTTCGGGAAAGGTCTGTGTTATTTGAACTATCAGGGTTTGTTTTACTCCCTGCCATGAGTTTTATGACTGAGAGGTGGTCTACACCGAAGTTGAGTGCGCGAATAACCTTATCAGTAGGCACATTCGTTTGCCCACTAAGGTCTTTTGCGTAGTCAATGAGTGTTTGTACTGTGTATTGTTGCATGGTGTTTTTATGGGCTAAGTAGGAGACAGAGAGCGACTGTCCCCTACTCAGCCCGTAAAGGCTGAGTGTCTAGGTTAAACCTGTCTAGGTTAAACCTGTATAGGTTAGACGCAAGGAACTGCTACGAGCTTTCCTGCATTGTTTGTCCACACAACTGCATCATGCATCTGAAGCGTTGTGAGTTCAAATCCGTGTGTACCTGTTCCACCAACTGCTGCAGCAAGTGGCTTCTCGTCTGAACGCATACCCTTCGTTGGAAGAGCTACAGTTACAGCGTTGTAAGCACCTGCGAGCATGTACTCCTTGTGAGTTCCAACGGTTACCTCATCACCAGTCTCAGTGACAACGAGTTTCTCGAAGGCAGTAATTTCCATAGTGGTAGAAGTGAGCTTTCGAGCACGTACATATGCGCGGTCAAAGATAGCGCGGTTTGCTGCTGAAAGTTCGTAATACTCACCTGTTGCGGAAATAGTAGACGCGAGAGTACCCTCTGAGTTGTTGATAAGAGCAACTGCAGCTTCAATAGTCTCTGCTGCGCTTGCGCCCTGATCGTAGTCTCCTGCACCGTCTGGTGAAGCGTCACAGGTAAGTGTAACGGTATCTGCACCAACCTTGATAACGATAGTGTCAGTCTCGTCAGTCTCATCTGCGAAGGTGAGCACAACAGCACGTGGCATTTCGTTAGTAACGATAACATCGAGTCCACCAAAGTTCTGAGCACCACGTACAACACGTGTACCACCAGCTACTGTAAAGATGCCGTTTGTAAGCGCGCGGTCTGCAACTGAGAATCCTGCACCTTGTGCGAAGACGTTGAAGAACTTAGCTTGACGTGGAGTCATCATCACGAATGGTGTTTGTTCGCCATACGCGTTTTCCTCTTGAAGGATTTGTACAATCGCTGCAGTTACATTCTCTGGATTAGATGATGTGAGAGTTATTGGAGTACCTGCTGATGTGTTCCCTGCGAGCACCTCATTGTCAAGAGTTGAACCTGCTGATTGTACAGCAGTGTTTACTGAGTGACGGTGAATTGCCTTTCGGAGAGCATATGCGTGCTTGTCCTGTCGGTCTGCTACGATGTCAAAGCCCTCTCGCATCAACTCTTGGTAGAGGATAACATCAGTTGCTGTTGCAATCTCGTCGATTGACTTTTTGTCAGCACTGTATGAGAAGCCTGTTGCGCGTCGGTACAAAGAGTTCTTTGTAGACTGTGCGTCAACATCTGCACCATAACGATTAACGATGTACTCTGTGTTTTCAGTTTCTACTTCTGAAACGAGGAGCATTGGTACTGAGTCTCGAAGATTGTCCTGAAGTCCTTCCATGTAGAACTGCTTCTGAACATCTGTTGCGAATACGTTTGACATTTTATTTTAAATCTTAAGTGTTAAGTTAAGATGTGAAGATACGTGCTTTCTTGAGTTTTTCCATCATGGCTCTATCACCACGTGGGAAGTTGCCCTTACGAGCCTGTGAAGCCCAATACTCAAACGATTCTGTTGCACCTGCGTTCGTACGCTTCGATGGTGCGGGTACTGATATTTTCTTTTCGATTTCCTCTATCTCCGCTTTCACAATTGGAGACTTGAGAGCATCTACTGGGTCAATTCCCTTCCACTTTGCGTATTCCAGCACCACATCTTGTGCCTTCTTTGAAGTGATACCCTCAGTCTTGAGTTCAAGTCTTTGGTAACGCTCATCACTCCCTACTTCTTTGCTACCTTCTTTACCGCTTTCTTGACCGCCTTCACTACCTTGCTTACCGAACTCTCGTTCGTATTGTCGCTTGATACGGGCGCGTCTTGCTTCGGCTGTCTCAGCTGTGTGTTGCTTGCCACCTTCTGTAGCCTTCGCAACTTCATCTTCTCTATTGCTTGCATCATCTGTGTCGTTATCTGATACATCACCAGTAGTGTCAACTACTACAACTTCATCCTCATTGTTTTCTACAAACATGGCTCTTAGTCACTTTAAATTGAAGTGAGAACTTTTAAATATAAAAAACTTGACCTATACAGTTAGAGGTTTAGAGTCGCTCTTCTCTTACGCTATATTATACCATGAAACAAAACAAAACCGCACAAGTGGCGGTTTTGTTTTAACGAATATGTTAGTCGTTGTCTGGTGCTACTACAGTGATGGTGGTTGCCGCTACTTGGTAACATGCGTATCCTGTCGCGGTGATCTGCACACAACGGAGCAGTGTGTTCGCTGCAACGTCCAACTGATTTGTACCGTCTGAGTCAACTGTGTTGATAGTGTTGTTCGATGAAGCGACGGTGAGAAGCTCATACCCGTTCGCACCTACCTGAATGTCAATCTCCTGTCCAATGCTTGCAGTAGCTGCTGCTGGAAGTGTAACTGCCTTTGTCGCACCTGCTGAGGTTACTGATACAAATTTACGTCCTGTAACAAGTGCAGTAATTGCACCAGTTGTAAGTCCGTCATCTGTCGCAGTTATTGCCTCTGTCTCCATAACCTTTGAGAGAGGTACTCCTTGTGCTTTGATACCAACCTCAACACCACCGTCAGTGCCTAATGTCGCGTCTAGTCCGTCAGTGAAATTGAGATACTCAGTGTTGCCACTTACCTCTACTCCTGCTGATTGTACTTTGTCTGCTGTTGCGTCTGCC